AGTTGAGTGCATACAGTTCTAAGGCATTCAACATTGCTAAAGCGTTAGGTATAGGGATAACATACTTCACTGCATCATACCATAGGGTTGTATGCGTTTTCCCTACATTTTTCTCAATCGAAATTGAGTTAAATAATCCAACACGTGTGGATTTGTCTAACCATACACTTTCCCCTTCAATTTTAAAAGAATTGACATCGGCCGATTTGTCAAACATCTGTATTTCAGATATTTTCATTTTTCGCACTTCTTCAATGTCGTACTCATATTCTACCAATATTGGGTAGCCATTCTTGCTTTCAACTATAATCAACCCAGCTGATTGCCCTGCTAATAGTTGATTGTAATACTCATCCATAATTTCTACCGAACCGTCTACCGGTTCATCGTAGAATCCATTTTTCCAATACTTCATGATATTTGTTTTTAATTTATTTCCACCGACCTATCGCAAACCAGTCCCATGATTCTTGTGATAAACCAGTAGTCCCCCCACTTGCATAATTTCTATTCAAATAAAATCTACTAACTGTTTTATTTATTGCCAAAGGAGATGATGAATATACGGCGGAGTCACTACTAGGCTTATATACAGTTGCAAATATTTTATATTCAGTATTATAAAAAGATGTAGGCATAGTCACACTATACGAAGCTGTAGATGAACCTCCAACTCTGCCCCATTGTACAAGTAATCCATTATTAAATTTTGCATAACCGTTCAAGGATAGATTTACGCTTATTGCGTTCGATAGATCAGCTAAAGCATACGTAGTCTCGAGAGAACTTAGGTGAATTAAACTACATTTTGAGTGATTTCTTTTAAATATTTTTCATTTTGATTTATTTCGTGACAATGCCGTTGATGTTGTGTGTTATATATTATTTTGGCAATGATTCGTCTATCATTTCCTTACTTTTATGCCTATTATTCAACACATTTCTATTTGACGTTTATATTTTAGGATATAATTCTAAAGGTGATATGATTTTATATAATGGTGATAAGGAAATAAAAATCGAAGTAAAGGATGAAAGCTACTCTTATGAAGCTATCATGGGAGAAGATACACTCACTTTGTATTTTTCTCATCCGGGATACTTGGAAATACCGGTTGGCTCTTGGTGTGACTTCTACGGAAAGCGTTATTCTTTGAAGAAGGATAGCAATTTCAAGAAAAACGGTGAACGTAACTTCGAATATACATTGATTCTGGAAACTGGGAAGGCTGATACGATGTTGTGGAAAGTACGCCATACCATTGACAGAAGTATTAAGTTCTCATATACAGCTAAGGCACACGAACATCTACGTCTACTTGTTGAGAACCTGAACCGTCGGAGTACCGGGTGGAAAGTCGGTGATTGTATCGAGGGAACGGAGAAAGTAATCAACTACAATCACACCTATATACTTGACGCTCTCAATCAACTTGCAGAACTATATGAAACAGAATGGCAGATCACTGAAGAAACTGTGAATGGAAAGCAAATTAAGACTATCCATCTGCGTAAAGTTGAGTATAACAAGGAGAACCCTTTGAAACTGTCGTATGGTAAAGGCCACGGCTTCAAGGTCGGTGTTGGTAGGACTTCTGGGGATATACCACCCGAAATAATTTTGGTAGAAACTACAGATCGCAATATTGATTATTCTACATACGGATCTAAATACCTGTTACTTCCAAAGAATAAGACTCTTGTTTACGAAGGGAAAACGTATAAGACAGATGCGGATGGAACTTGTGTCATGCGTGCTGATAAAGAACTTACAACAGCAAAGGAAGATAGTCTGGACTGTACAGCTATTTATCCTTCCCGTGTTGGTACTGTTAGTTCTGTTATTGAAGTGAACAAGGAGAATAACTTCTTTGACTTTGTAGATAAAGACATTCCTGAAGAGTTGAATTTCGAAGATTGTCTCATAGCAGGAGAAACAATGACGGTTATTTTCCAGACTGGTATGCTTACAGGCAAGGAGTTCGAAGTAAAGTATATCCATGAAGCGAAAGACAAGAAAGAGGCACGTCGATTTGAAATTGTTCCGCAGGAAATTGATGGTATTACTATGCCGGAGCCGGAAGTCTGGCGACCGAAGGTTGGTGATACATACGCAGTGTTCGGAATGCAATTGCCGAAGGCTTATATCTGTAACGATAGCACACAAACGGGTGCGAGCTGGGAAGCTTTCAAGGAAGCAGCCAAGTACCTGTACGAGCATGAAGATAAGAAGTTCACATTTACCGGCACGCTCGATGGAATTTGGGCTAAAAAACGCTGGTTGGAGATAGGCGGAAAGATTGTGCTAGGTGGATATGTGAACTTCTCTGACACACAGTTTCATCCAGAAGGTTCTCTTATCCGGATGATCGGAATCAAACACTATGTTAATAATCCATATTCTCCGGAAATAGAGTTGTCTAACGAACCGATAGGTACGTCTGTTTCAAGTGATCTGAACAAGATTGAAACTAACGAGGTGACAGTTATTGAGAAGCATAAGGACGCTTTACAATTCACTAAACGTCGTTTCCGTGACGCAAAGGAAACGATGTCTATGCTTGAAGATGCACTGTTGAACTTCTCCGGCTCTGTCAATCCGATAACCGTTTCAACCATGCAACTACTTGTCGGAGACGAAAGCTTGCAATTTCGTTTTGTCAATTCAAAAACGAATCCGGTTCAGGTATCTCATAATATTACTTTCAATACAAGTACAAAGATACTGAACGCTCCGGCAGGAATCCTTCAGCATTTGACACTCGGTATTAGTTCTCTTTCTTCTTCACATAAGGCAGACGAATATAAGTACTGGGATATGGCTGAATACAATTCTCCGGCACTCATTGACCCGGAAAAGAAATATTATCTATATGCTAAAGTTGGCAAGGAGAATCAAGCTGGAACATTCCTCTTGAGTGAAACAGCTATTAAAATGGAACTGATAACTGGATATTATCATTTACTCACCGGAGTGCTTAACAGCGAGTATGAAGGTAGTAGAAGTTTTGTTCAGCTATACGGATTTACTGAAATTCTGCCGGGCCGCGTAACAACAGAAAGAATCCTTTCTCCGGATGGTGATACATATTTCGATCTAGTAAAAAGTGAGATAGGCGGTAACATTCAAATTAAAGCCGGTTCCTCCGGATTGGAGAATCTGTCTGAATGGGAAGCAGCTCACAAAGAAATTGAAGATGCTGCGAAGGCGGCGGAACAGGCTAATAATGCAGTTGATGGCTTACATGACTATGTGGATGGGGCATTTGCGGATGGCATTATTACGGAAGCCGAAGCAAAAGCTATTGAAAAGTATATCAATACTGTCAACAATACCAAACAAGCTATCGAAGCGACCTACAATAAGCTATATACGAATGTTTATTTATCAGGGCCTGCAAAGATCGGTTTGCTTAATGCTAAGGTTACATTGATGGGAAGTATTGAGAACCTTATAAATGCTATTAATACGGTCATCGCTGACGGACAGACCACTGTAGAGGAAAAAAGAGATGTAGATAATAAGTTTACTCTGTTTAATTCAGCCTTAGCGACTTTCAATACAGCTGTTGAGGAAGCTAATAAGGCAATACAGGATAAACTAAAGGAATATTCCGACGAGGCACTGAAACAAGCGATGCAAGCTTTAGAGGACGCTGCAGATGCTGCTAAAGCTGCACAAGAAGCTGCCGATTCAGTTGAAGGATTGCATAATTATGTAGATGGCGCATTTGCGGACGGCATTATAGACGAGGCGGAAGCTAAAGCTATTGAGAAATACTTAAATATAGTCAGAAATACGAAATCTGCTGTTGAAGCTACATATAGCAAACTATATGTGAACGCTTATCTGGAAGGCTCTGCTAAAACAGATTTACTTAATGCTAAGGTATCCATATCCGGTGCTATTGATAATCTTATAGCTGCAATCAATATAGCTATTGCAGACGGTCAAACAACTGTTGAGGAAAAAAAGAATGTAGATGATAAGTTCGCTTTATTCAACTCTGCTTTAGCTAGTTTCAATACAGCCGTTGAAGGAGCAAACAAAGCCATACAAGACAAACTGAAAAGCTATTCCGATGAGTGTACAGCCGATTTGAAAGTACTCAATACTCAAATCTCCGCACAAGTAACTCGAGTTGACAGCCTGACGCAGCGGATAGATACTGCCGGGTGGATAACGACTTCCGACGGTAATAAGATATATGCTTCTAAAGAGCTGGAAAACGGTAATACGCTTATATCTTATATTAACCAGGCAGCAGGTGAAACGACGATTCATTCATCTAAAATTAATTTGGAAGGTGCTGTTACAATCACCGCACTGCATAGTGATCTGCAGACAATGATTAACTCCAAGATTGATCGAGACGGATTGGGTAAATTAGCATTTGAGGATGCAGTCGAATATGCAAAACTTGGTACTACCATTGTTGTAGGTGGGTATTTGAATACTGACTATATCCGTGTGAAACGTATTGATGCGGACGGCGCAAAGGTTGGAGGATTCACTATTGATAACGGTCGGTTAGTCTGGAAAGCGGGTGATTATTTCGGGGATATTTCCCGCAGTCTGAAATTGGGATATAGTACCACCTCGAAAGAAGGTGTAGTGCATGTTACTTTCAATCCAGCCACGGATGGTAATTTCGGTATTTCCGCTATTGGGGCTGGTTTTGGAGGAAGTGCTGCTATTTATGGTTCTACCAATCTTAAGACTCCTAAATATCCCGATAATTACATTTATGCGGGTTTCTTCGATGGCAACGTAAGGGTACTAGGAGATGTAACGGCAAATGGATTCTTTCCGAGTGATGGCAATGGGAGTTATTGGTCTGTTATTTCAGATAGCACAATTACACTTTTAGATCCTTCTACACGAGGAAAGACTTTGCATATAGTAAAAGGGTTAATCGTTGAAATAAAATAAAAATTATGAAAGTAAATCTAAACAGAAACTTACTCGACTTTAGAGGTCGGGAGTTTGTCGAATTGGTGAATGGTAAGGAAAGTAAGAAATCTCTTCGTGATTTGGTGGCAGAGGCATTATTTGCAGCAGGCTCTAATCCACAGAAGAATATGGAAACTTCCAAGAAATTACGAGCATATAAAATGCTACAACAGATTATTAACAATCGTGGAGTACTTGATATTGAAACGGAAGATGCTGCTCTATTAAAAGAAATTTGTGGAGAGTATCTTACTGCAGGTACGTACGGACAAATTTATGATTTAATAGAAGGAGGAAACAAGGAATGAACATCACAGCAACTAACAGTACTGCAACAACTAAGGTTACAGACACTATCAGAGTTAAATACAGAATATCAACCCGTGGTACCGAAGCGGTGAAAGATATTACTGCCGAGATTGTCAAAGATGAAACGACTGTCGGCTTCTTCAATATTTCGCGAAATGGAGTAACCGGATTCTCGCTACATGAGGATCATGGACTAACCTCTGGCGAAGTGAAACAAGTATTTCAGACAGCTATTGATGATTGTAGCGAGGTATTAAAATAAAGTATTAATATTTTAGATAAAAATGATATGGATTATTTCAAAAACTTACTTATTGGATTGGTTACCGGCATAGCTGCTTATCTCAATCCTATTTCTGGGGAGATCAAAAGTCTTATTGCTGTATTTGCCCTCAATTTCATTTGCGGGCTACTTACTGCACTCCTTATCAATCATGAGAGTTTTTCTTTTAAAAAGGCTTGGAGGTGTATCGTAGAAGCAACTATTTTCTTTACCTTGGTTAGCTGTATCTACTTTATTGGTGAACACAAAGGAAATCCGGAAGGTGCGCTACAATGTGTTTCATTTATTACGTATAGCGTTTTCTATTTCTACGGGGTGAACATTCTAAGGAATATCAAAGAAATTCTACCCAACTCTAGCAATGGTTACAAGGTAGTAGCTTTCCTGCATTATGTATTAAGCGTTGAGTTTATAAAGAACATTCCCTATTTAACGAACTATCTGCAAAAAGGAGGTGCTAAATGATTGAAGTCATGGGGTTTATTTTCCAAGACTTTTGGCATTGGCTAGGAACAGTGATTATGATAGCTGTCATTTGCCATGTCAATTTGATTAAAGTTGGTCCATTAACTAAGAAGGAGGAGAAGAAATGAAGACTATTGATGCAATTATCATCCATTGCTCGGCTACGCGCGCCGGGCAGGATTTAACCGCAAAAGATATTGATCGTATGCACCGGGCGCGCGGATTTAACCAGATCGGATATAACTATGTTATCCGGATTGATGGGACGGTAGAAAAAGGGAGATCTTTAGTGGTTGACGGAGCGCATTGTAATACGAAGGGTTTTAGCGAATCTTCGTATAATAAACATAGTGTTGGTATTTGCTACATAGGTGGCTTGGATGCAAACGGAAAGCCCACAGACACAAGAACGATCGCTCAAAAAGTGGCTTTGCGCGAGTTGGTTGCTAAACTCTGCAAAGAATATGAGATAATCGAGGTTCTCGGACATCGTGATACTTCCCCCGATCTGGACGGAAGCGGAGAGATAGAACCGACAGAATATATTAAGGCGTGCCCCTGTTTTGATGTACGAAGTGAATTCTCCAACTTCTTGCGCAATACAGTTATCCGACCATGAATCGATTAATCTACATTATCATATTGCTGACGTCAGCAATATGGTTTATATCCTGCGGCAGTCACCGTTCGAATATGAAACAGGATATTTCTACCGATCTTGCAACTGAAAGCCATAAGAAAGATTCTGCTTCTTCCGATAAGAAAATAGAAATAATCGAATCGGATAAAGCTACTGAATCGGTTGAATCCTATGAAGTGAATTATGATACTGATAAACCGGTTGACCCGGTCACCGGTAAACCTCCTATTAAGTCGGAGAAGTGGACGGGAACTAATAAGAATTCAGACTATAACCGACAGGAGAATATTGATAATAAAGAAAATTCGATTTCCGATGAATCGACGTTTGCCCAGCAAAAGGAAAACGTTCATTTGGAAGCTAGTAAACAAAAGGATGAATCAAACATATTAAAACAGCTCGGATGGGCCGGAGTGGGAACTGCTCTGCTTATTATATCTTGTATTATTGCTTGGTTAGTGTACAAGAAGAAAAGAAAGAAGAATAACCAGTAACCAGACCTTCCGGGGGTGAAAGAAAAAGCCCCCAGCCGTTAGTAAATGCTCTAACCTACCTACTAACAACATGCGCCAGAACGCACAGCCGGGGGCTTAAAGTCCTCTGCTGCGTTCTGGCGCATTTGCGTTTTGTGTAGGAAGGTTAGAGACTACAAATATAGTTACTAACGGTAAACTTGCAAAATAATGAAGAGGAATAATGCCGACCGAGTATTAAATGAAAGACTTCGGGCAGGAGGAAAAGCATTAAAGTATGTACATAGTAAATTTGAAGAGACGCAGACCTTTATTGGTAACTATTTGAAGTTTCCTGAAATTCTGTCTTCTATGGATTTTATAGGTCAGACTTTAAAGAAAGATAATAATTTGTAGATTGTTGAGGTAATTTCTATCTTTGCACCAACACTGATATCATAATCAGTGTTGCGTTAAATGAACCGTCTGGAATGTGAATTTCGGACGGTTTTTCACTAAAGTTGCAAATGTTCTACTATTGTTCTACAGAAATGGTGTTAATAATATGTTAAACCATTTATTCATCGTAGGTATAGCTGTATTTGTTGTGAGATTCCGGTTCTGAAGGTCGTGCGTTTGAATCGCACCGGGTCACAGAAAAATCCCTTGATAATCAGTTGATTATTGAGGGATTTCTGTTTTCTTATACCTTGGATAACTAAAACTAAATGCAGGATTTAGCCCTTGTAATTGATTTTTGTTGGTCTATTGTTGTTCCCAAGAAACCAATGTTATATGTTGACTATCAAAGTGAAATCTTTCTTTTATCTCGTAAGAGGTTCTATTATTAGTCTTTCTTTGTATAAGAATTACAAACTAATCGTCTATTTGGGTCATCTGGAAAATCCGGATTAGTTATTTGATTATAAAATTCCCAGTCTCTTTCAAGTCTTTGGGCTACATCTATGTTGGCTGTATAGCAGATGTATTTTTTATTTGCTACATCCAGAATGCCATAGGTAAGAATATCCTTTTCCTTTCCCTCCTTATTTATATATGTACTCTTGACCAATAATATCTTATATTTTCCGTCTTCCCGAGTACAGTATTCTTTATTGTTCTCAAGAGTATATGTGCCGGAGACATCTGTAAAATCATTGGAGGCCATTTCTACGATAATCTGTTTGGGCTCTCCTGTTTCCGGAGTGTCTGTCGAGTCATTGTTGCATGCGGATAGCAAGATGGCGGATAAGAATAATAGTTTAAGTAATTTCATCTTTATATTTTATTTGTTTTTGATCCTTTTTTTAGTCTAGTATATTATTTATAGTGCAAATGTACAGTTTTTGTGTGATATAAAAGCGGTAATGAGTAAAATAAATGTGTTTCATATTCTTGATATTTACATTCATAATCCTTAGATAGTCAGTCATGTATTTTGCTTTGCATTTTCTCAAACCTAGTTAGTTATTATTGTATGTAGTTGCATAATTTAGCCTAAATAGAATGAAAAAGTTGATTTAAATAAAAGGATTCTCGTGAGAAATGCTAACTTTGTAGATATGAAAAAGTAAGGAATGATATTCTGTAGTAGTATGTTCATAGCTTTCCAGATGTAGACATTTGACGATAAATTATATTAATCCCAATAAATATAAATAAGAATGGAAGAAGCTAGAAAAAAGAAATGGGGTAGTGTTGCGCTGATTATCGGAGCTATTGCTTTTATCATTATTATGATTTACTTTACAGTTATTTCAAGTCTCAACATGTAA